GGGAAAAGTATATCCCGAAAGGTGATGTAATTACCGATGGGTATGGGGGTCTTGACCTACATAGTAAGGACATACCCCTCTACATTATGGAGCATTACGGGGAGAAGAAAAATACTCAAGGGGTTAAAGCGAAAGTTAAGGCTTCTATGGGCTTATTGAAGGATATTTACCTTGATAATTACTCAGAATCACAATGGAAGATGTTGCTCGGTGTCGAGATATTGAAAGAAGAAAAAGAAGATATTGATTTTATTAAACCAAATAAACCAATGTATAGAATTTTTGAATTAGAAGATATAAATGAGTTAAAAGGATTTACAGGCGAATGGTTGGTTCAAGAAAAATATGATGGTATGAGAATTCAAATTCACAAAATAGATGATAAGGTGAAAATCTACTCATTTAATGGTAAAGATATTACTGATAAATGTTCTAAACAAGTAGATATTATGAAGCAGAAAAAATTTGGTGAATGTATCTTAGATGCTGAATTAATGTTATTTGAAAAGGATAGACCTCTACATAGAGCGCAGGTTGTCGCTCATATATTTAAAGGAGTTGAAACGGAAGGTGATTTAAAGGCTCATGTTTTCGATATTATGCGCCATAATGAAAGAGATATAACTGAAGAACCTTTAGAGGATAGAATTCAAATATTATTCCAGAATTATTCCATGCACTCTGATGAGTTATTAGCATTCCCTTCTAAGAAAGATACTAGGATTGCTGATAGTGTAAAGGATATTGGGCAGTATGCTAAAGAAATTATGAAAATCCCAACAGCAGAAGGAGTAGTCATTAAGGATTTAACTTCTACATATATTAAGGGTGCAAGGAAAAATCCTAAGTGGATTAAGTGGAAGAAGTTTGTTGATTTAGACCTTATGGTTTTAGATAAAAAATCTACTAAATCTAATATGTTTTCTTATACTTTAGGTGCTGGGCCATTAACTATTGAGGAATCTAGAAAATTAGAAACTAAAAAGATAGAAGATAGATATTACTTGAATGTAGGTAAAGCACTTAATACTAAAGTGGATGTTAAAGTCGGTTCTATTATTAGAGTTAAAGTAGATGAAGTTAGACGAAATAAAAAGGGACAGTTTAGAGTTTATACTGCTAAATTTGTAGAAATACCTGAAGTTAATATGCCTGATAAGGTTATTACTTTGGAATTTTTAGCAGACTCTAAAGATGGTAAATCTTCTGATTATAAAACATCAGCATTAACTAAGGCTATCATTATTACAGATGATATACATGGTGAGGCTGAAATTATTTGTAAAGAGGACTTAGATGGGTTTACTATCTATGGTTTTAAGGAAGATAATTTAATGGCTAAAAATGCTATGTTAGATATTGATTTGTGGAAAGAACAGATTGGTGAAATCTATAAAGAAAGGAAAGGTAAATTTAGAGTTGGGATTAAAAACTTTTTGGAAGAACAGCCTGAGAACACTTCAAATATTGAGGATATTTTAGAGCATATAAGTAGAGATAAAAGTTTAACTGAATTGTATAATGAAATTTTTGATAATAGTTCTAAGAAATTAATAGAATACTTAAAGAACCAAGCAGAAGAAATTACTTATTCAACAAACAATAATTTCATTGCAGATGATTCAATTATTGAAAAAGATGATTCTGATTATAAGACACCTGAAAACTATAGAAATGGTAAATTTAAATTATACCTAAGGAAAGATGAAAACTTATCTTTAACATTTATGTTAGATGATGTTAAATTGGGTTGGGAAATTGAAATTAAATCTGTTGATGATATATTTAACTTATTTGGTAAAACAGGTAAATACCCTGCTCAAGTTCAAAGAACAGTTTCTAAGGAAAAATTGATTGATGAAGGTGATATAAAATTAGGTGTCCAAAGGCACGGTTATCATGAATATTTCATAAAAGGAGATAAATTCGATACTAAGTTACACTTAAGAGTAATACCTTTAAAGGAACAAAAACAATGGTTAGCGTTTACTAGTATTGAAGATAAACCAGTTGAACCTAAATCAGATGATGGAATATGGGATATTAGAGAGGACAAGAACAAAGATTTGTCCTTCACAACCCTTGATTGACCTTTCCTTAATATAGTAATCGCGGGATGTGTGAATATGTCGGCGGCGACCATGCTCAAGACAGTTAATATGAATCCAATGGATTTTAGAATATTGAAATCAGATGATTTACATATTGGTGGATATGCGTCTATTGAAATTGTTGACAAGCAAAATGATTTGATTACCCTTGAAGCATTAGATGAAGCAGTTAAGAAGTTTATGGTCGAAACTAGATATAGAAATGTAATGACAAATCATTCTAATGTTCAAGTTGGGGAAGTCATTAAAGAATATAGAGATACAAGCGGAAAGTTATGGAAAACAGGCGTTGATGATGTTGGGTTCTTTGTTGTAATTAAATTAAGGGATGACATTGAAAAGGCAAAAGAAGTGGGTCGAGAGATTAGAAAAGGCACATTACGTTCATTTAGCATTGGGGGTCAAGCATTAGAAAAGCGAAAGCGAAATAATGATGAACTTGGCGATTATAATGAGATTAGTAAATTAGAATTACATGAAGTTACTATCTGTGAAAAAGGAATTAACCCTGAAGCCAAATTTGATATACTTAAACAAGAGGTAAATAACATGGCAAATATAGAAGACGCAATTAAAGAACTTAATATGTTATTGAAACATATTGGACCTGATGGAGAAACACCTGATGAAGTAGAAGCAAGACTATTAGGACTTGCAGATGAAGGAGAAGGTAAATTTGGACCCGAAGATACAGGTGGTGCAGGTTTACCCACAAATACACCTTCAGAAGAAGAAGCAGAATCCAAGCGCAAACAAGTGCGTGAAGATGATATTTCGGCAAAACGCCGAGAAAATGTGGAATATGACCCTGTAACCGGGGAAGCAATAGAACTATCCGATAATACGGAGGAATTAAAGATGACAGAAGAAGACATTGAAACAAGTGATGGAGAGTATTTAGATGCCTCCGAAGAAGAATTGAAAGGAGAAACAGACTTACCGACAGGCTATCTTGAAAGAGGCGAACAGTCGGAAGTTGTGGTAGACAACGGTAAAGCAGCACCGAAGAGTGACCAGTTTAATGCTAAACAAGGCGGAGATGGTGGTTCACCAAATCCAACTGATGTTGGTAAATCAACATGGACAGGTGAAACACACGGTCTTGACCTAAGCCACGAAAACCTTGAGAAAGCATACCAGCAGTTTAAGGCAGAACAAATGGAAAAACTCGCTTATGATGATATTAAGCGTAGTTTCCAAGGTCGTTTGGACTCAGAATTGGCAGTTAAAAAGGCTAATGTTGAGCGAAACGAATATGACGCACAGGCTGAAGTATCAGAATTGAAGAAGCAATTCGGTGAATTACTTGATACTCTCAAGAATGACGCAGAAATGACTATTGCAAAGCAACAGAAGGTTGTTGCAGATATGAATATCCCATCTTATGAAGATATTGCAAAGATGGATTGGAATGAAATTCACCTGACAATGCAGCGTTTGGAGGAACGACGCTGAATTTAAAGTGAGAAAAAAATAAAGGTGATTAAAATGACAAAATATATTAACACATTAAAAGACTTAGAAGCAGCAACATACGGTAACTTTGGGAATAACAGTATTCTTAAGGGTGCAGGTCTAGTTGCTGGACTTCACACAGGACACGACGACGCAACTGCATTGAGTGGAACGGCTGGACCGGGATTAAACCTATACAATGTAATTTACGGCCAAAAGGTTTGGTCTATGCTAAATCAGGAAATTAACCCACTTAGTATTTTACCAAAGCGACCTTACACTTCAAGTGGATGGCGCGTAATGACCCAAAGACCCGCAGGTGGTTCTGACCCAGCATTCGGAATTGGAAATACTGCTTATTCAGCAGGTTCTCAACTTCTAACGCCTAAAGCAGACCAAATCGGTGGTGTAGATGAAAATCACACATTGGGTAGTGCAGGATTACAAGCATTAGCACCAGAATATACCACACTTTACATGAGTCCTAAGACAATTGCTCATATGTTCGATTATTCAGAACTTGCAGCAGAAATGGCTAAGATTGATGATGGAGTTGGAGATATTCGCTCAATTATTCGAGAAGATATGGGTAAATTCCACGCTGAAGTTCAGTCTAAAATGCTAGTTATGGATTTGAGCCATTATGACCACGCTTCAACAGCATATAACAATTTGGAGAGAAATTATACTTCTCTAAACAAGATTGTTGCTTCTGCTCTTGAAATGCAAGCACTTAAAACTGCTTCATTGATTGCAGGAACTATTGGTTCACTACCTGACCAAATTGCCAAACTATACGGTAATGATGACCGAGATACTGGTGCTGGTGTTGCTGCCGGATTTATGGATGCAACAGTTAATTATGGTGCAGGTTATGGTGCTAGTCAAGTTAGAGCATTAACCACAACTCTCTTGAATACTCAAATTCAAGAATTGCGAACTGCTGGTGGAACACCAAAGGTTATCTTAACTGGATATGATACTATTCAGACTATTGCTGACCTATTGCAGAGCCAAGAGCGATTCCTTGAGCGAAAGGAAATTATTCCTACACATTCAGGTGTAAAGGGTGTTAAGGGCCGAGAAGTCGGATTCCGCGTAGCGACATATTTCGATATTCCGCTAATTCCTTGTAAGGATATGGCAAATACAGGAGCAGCAACAACTCAAGTTAGTGACTTGCTTTTCCTTGATACTGACCATTTGTGGCTTGCAGTTATGAAACCAACTCAATACTTTGAAGATGGTATTAATCATGGAAACCCATTCGGTCTTGGAACTCTCGGAAACCGAGGTATGTTCCGAACAATGGGCGAAACTGGATGCACCTTCTTTAAGGGACAAGGCAAACTAACCAATGTCCAGTGAGTTTAATCACTAATTATTATTAGGAGGATTAAATATGGCACATACAGTAACTTTATTACCTGACCATAAAGGTGTAACTACACCCAAAAATCTTGGTGATGAATATTATGTTGATATTGTTGTAGATATTAGTGACTATGCCGGAACAACTGAAATTTTTGCAAGTGATTGTGGATTATCAACTATTAACGCTGCCACTATTACAGGTCAATTCTGCACCACCAATGATTACATATTTACAATACGAGCAAATCAATCAACTGGTGGATATTATCGGTCAGGAGAACCTGTAACAGGAAATGCTGATTCATTCGATATTCAAGCACTAGTGTTAGTTAGCGGTCAGATATACTTTAATCAGGCTTCATCAAGTCTTGTTGATATTGGCGGTGTTAGATGTAGAGTTTGGGGGCATATCTGATGACAGCAACAGTAACATTAATTGCAGACCATAAGGGTGTAACTACACCTAAAGTAATGGGCGACCAATATGTTGTTGATGCTTTTGTAGATATTACATCATATACTGCAAATGGTGAACCATTTACCGCAAGTCAATTTGGATTAAGTGTAATTCAAGCAGTTAGTGTAACAGGTCTTTCTGTTGATACTATTAGTGGCGGTTATGCAGTATCTATGATTGCAGCGGAAATTGTTTCAGGAGCAGCAAATGGAGGAAAGTATTCAATAAATAGTT